CAAAAGGCTTTAGATCGCCTGTAAATGAGCAACTAGTACCTGTTGCCCCTAACGATATGCAATACAAAGGATTCACAAAAGCCTATTGGGATAAAATGGGAGGTTTTAAAAAGAAAAAGAAAAAATAATGGCAACAGTTTTATTCATAAATCGCACCGATTTGATCAGAAATAGCATTCTCGATGGGAATGTGGATACTGACAAATTTATTCAGTTCATAAAAATCAGCCAACAGATAAATATTCAAAACTATCTAGGGACAAAACTCTACGATAAGTTTACTTTAATAGTTGGAAACGGAGATATTGACACTGCTCCTTATGCTGATTACAAGACACTTCTAAACGAATACATTCAGCCTATGTTGATTTGGTTTGCTCAAGTAGATTACCTTCCATTCGCTGCTTACCAAGTAAAGAACGGAGGGGTATTTAAACACACCTCAGAGAACGCTGAGACGGTTAATAAAACAGAAGTAGATTATCTAGTAGAAAAAGCAAGAACACACGCTGAGTGGTACGCTAGAAGGTTTATAGACTATATGTGTTTTAACGAGAATTTATTTCCCGAGTACACTTCGAACGTGAACGATGATATTTATCCAAGTTACGATGCAACTTTTAACGGATGGGTGCTTTGAGTTACAAACCGAAGAAAGAGAACATTAAAAAATTAAAACAGTTTTTATCAAAACTTAAAGACAATGGCAGTATTAACGAATAAATCAATTGCGTCTACCTATAAAAGTGTTCTGTCGATTGGTGCAACTACTGAAAGCGCATTAACCACAAGCATCCAACAATTAACTGATGGATTGGGGAATAGTTCTCCTTTGTCAATGAGTACAACTCAGATTCAGTTTAATAATGATGCTAATACTTTTTCGTTTCCTGCTACTAGAGGCACAAGCGGACAGATTTTAAAACTAGCAGATGCAAACGGAACTTTAAGTTGGGCAGATGATGATCTTTCAAACACATTAGATTTTTCGGGTGGCACAGGCACAGGCTCAGTTACTTTAGACACTCAAACATTAGCCTTTACAGGTACGGCAAATCAAATAGAAACAAGCGCATCAAGTCAAGCAATTACTTTATCCTTTCCAACCGCAGGGGTTACACTTCCCGATGGATCAATAGCGACTACACAAACGGCTAGTGATGATTCCACAAAGGTTGCCACAACTGCCTATGTAGAAGCAGCCGTTGCAGCAGGGGGAGTAGGTAATGTAACAAAAACAGGAACACCAAGTACTAATGAGGTAGCAATATGGACTAATTCAAACACTATAAAAGGAGATGCATCTTTTACAATGAGTTCATCAACTTTTCAAATAAATAATTCAACTGCATCTTCTCAATCAAATTTGATAATAAGTAATAATGATACTGCCATAAATTCAATTCCTGCTAATATAATTTTTAATTCAAACACATTAACAAGTTATAAAACATTAGCACAAATTTATGCAACTAAAACAGATGCTGATATTGCTAATGCATCGGGGAAATTAAATTTTTCAACAACAGATGCAGGAGTTCCATCAGTTAAATTCATTATAAATTCAAATGGTTTATCTGAGTTTTTTGGAAATGTTAATGCTTACAATACCTCTAGTTTAAAACTATATTCTTTAGGGCAAGAAGGTTATTCTAATACTGAATTTTTAGAAATAAAAAAAAGCAGCACAAATGCAATTTTTAATGTAAATAAAGTTGGAACAGGATCAGTTAGAGGTTTAGAATTTCAAACAGGAGGCTCTCCAAAACTAACCATCTCATCGGGGGGTAATGTGGGTATTGGAACTGATGATCCTAATGCTAAGTTGGAAATTTTCGGAATAGGAAACTCATTAAGATTAGATAGTGCGGCAAACCAATCAAAAGAGATATTATTAAGAAATGTAGGTACAGGAATTGCAAGTATTAAAACAGATGGCGATTTAAAACTTGATGCTGAAGATGCAGGAAAAAACATTCTTTTTAATACAGCAGGTTCAGAAAGAATACGCATCTTATCGACGGGTGTTATAAATTCTTATTACGGCATTGCTTTTCCTAATCAATCAGCGGGTAGCGGAACACCAACAAGTGGAGGTGAAATATTAGACGCATACGAGGAGGGGACTTGGACGCCGACATTTGTGGGTTGTAATTTTACGGGTACTGTTGAGGCTAAGTACACAAGAATTGGAAGAGAGGTATATATTTCTTTACATTTTATTAATCAAACAATTAGTTCATCCACAGGCACAGGCGGCGGATTTTCAAATTTACCATTCTCAAAGGGAGGCGCGGTGGCTTATCATCCAATATCATTAACTAATACTGATTCATTAAGTTCGCCATCCTCAGGTTTTATAAGGGCGCATAATGGAACAATAAATCTTAATATTGGATCTTCAACTACGGACGCATCGTGGATAAACGGAACCAATAACAGATCAATGATGCTATCGGGTACATATACAATTTAAAAATTATGAGTTTAGAAAAAACAATAAAAATAGATCAAATAGAAATCGTTGGAGATTTCAAAGCGATACAAGTAAGAACGGCAACGGTTGTAACAGATGACGGCGTTGAGTTGTCCCGCTCCTTTCATAGGCACGTACTTAATTGTGATGCTGACATAAGCGAAGAAGATGCTGAAGTACAAGCAATATGCAATGCGGTGTGGACTGATGAGGTAAAGGCTGCTTATCAAACATTCTTAGATAGTCAAACTCCACTAGGGGAGTAAGCATTACCTACGTTATTAAAACAAGAGTAAATTATGAAACAAATAGAACCAATAGATGTTTGGCAGAATGGTACAACCAAAACTGCCGTTAAATTACAAGCACAAGGTACAAGTGTAACCTTGGGACAAGCAGCCTCTTTTTATTGGCAATTGTTAACCGAAGAAGGTTATCAAATAGCAAGTGGTAACCTTGGAATTAGTGGTGAGCAATACGATGCTTGGGGTGCTGATGATGATTACGTTTATACTATTATTGCAGAGGATTTAAACCTAGTGATTGTAGGTGATTGGGTAGATTCAGAAGATTAATTATCTTTGAAGAAAAAAAGCTATGAAAATTACAGATCAAGAACTAGAAATTTTACAAACGCAAGAGAAAAAGAAGAATGCAATTGCTCACGATTTAGGAGTATTAGAATCTAGAAAACACAAGTTACTTCACTTATTAGATGATGTAATAGAGCATCAAGAAATGACATTTGAATCAATAGAAGAAAGCTATGGCAAAATTAACATCAACCTTGAAACAGGAGAGTACGAAGAAATCAAAGAAGATAACAAAGATCAGTAAGAATATTAGTTACCGAGAGGCAACGCATTCAGATACTGCTAAAAGGTTAAATATTAAGAACGATCCAACTGAAGATCATTTAGTTAATATGATTCTTATTGCTGAGAAAGTTTTTCAGCCTTTAAGAGAATGGTGTGAACATCCGATTAAAATAAATAGTATGTATAGAAGTGAGGCTTTAAATACTGCGATTAAAGGAAGTAAATCAAGCCAACACAGATTCGGACAAGCCTTGGACTTAGATACTTTAGGAGAAAAGTCAAACGCTGATTTGTTTAACTATATTTCTGAAAACTTAAGCTACGATCAATTAATTTGGGAAGCAGGAACAGATGATGAACCCGATTGGATTCACGTATCTTATGTTAATGAGGAAAAAAATAGAAAGCAAAGGCTGAAGATGAAACGCAAAGGTGCTAGGACTCAATATTATAACTTCTAAGCGATTTTATCTTAAAGTAATGTGATTATACTATTTACAAAAGATAATCTCTTAAAAGTATATTAAAATGCCTATACCAAAGCCTAAACCAAACGAGAAGCAAAAAGATTTTATGATGCGATGTATTCCCGAGATGATGAAAGAAGCAACAAAAGATCAAGCGATTGCAATATGTTACACGAATTTTAAAAAGAAGAAATGACGAAGTTGAATGTGGATGTAGATGGGGATAAGAAACCCGACTTTCAAGTTGATTTTAAAACCCTCATTATGGCAGTAGGTATGGTAGTCTCGTTGACTTTATCTTACGCAATGCTTAAAACAGAAATAGAGGTTGCGAAAACACTCCCTAAACCAATTGTATCACAAGATGACACTAGGGTTGTTAATCAGAAATTGGATTTTTTAATCAGAGAGTTTGAAAAGTTTGAAAGCCAAACAGACAAAAGAATTGAAGATTTAGAAAGGAACGTATATAAAAAATAGAAATTATGTTAAAAATATTTTTAAATTTAGTTGAAACAATAGTTCCAATAGGTGGAGAACTAGTTGAAAACATAAAAGCCAAAGAAGGCGGTGTAGGAAGGTTTTTCGCACCAAGATTCATAAAGCAGATGGTAAGATTATTAGTTGCAGCAGGTGCGGTTTATGCGTTTGTTACAGG